AGTCAAATTCTTCTGTAGTCATTAGGTCGTAAAATACTCCATCATAATAAATAGGTGGAGTTAATTCTTTACCATCTTTATCATAAGTTGCAGGTACTTCTACTATCTTACCAAGATACACGATTGCTTGTGTACCATTTCTGTAGACATCTTGAGTAACTCCTTCTTCAGTTATTACTTCGTAAGTACCTTTAGCAAGTAAGTCAGCATCTCCTTGTGCTTTGTCTGTGTATTGTAATTTATATATATTCATGTTATGAAGTTAATGCTGCTAATTGAGTATCTGTTAGTGCTGTATCGTAGACTTGTAGTTGTTTTACTTTGCCGAAGAAAGGACTTGAAAGACTACCACTATCAAACTTTAAAGCAGTAAATGTAGGTATAGTTGCTGAAGTTATAGGAGTACCTCTTGATTCTCCATCAACCCACAAAGTTATATCATTCGCTTTATATCTTACTGCTATTTTATTGAAAGAAGTTTCATCAGGAAGTGTATAAATAATTGAACCTGCAAATCCTGTACTTATGACAGCGATTTGATTACTTGCCGCAGAAAAATATAATAAAAGTCTATTGCTACTTGTTCCATCATTTAAAGATATACCCCTATTTGTACCATCATTAGAAAGTGCAGCCATCTCAACAAACAAAACCCCTTCTGAACCTATCAAACTACCTATACCATCTCTTGTGAAGATGTCTTGGTTTCTTGTTACTGTACTTCCTGATGTTGGAATGTATGATGTTGCGTAAGAGCCTTCTTCTAATTGTGCGCCCCAAGCGTATATTGTAGCAGTATTGTTTGATGGCAAAGCACCTCTTAAACCCATAGACAACCTGTCAGATGTAGCATCACTAACTGTAAATCTTTGCCATTCAGTAGTTATATTTATAGTAGTGTAATTTATATCATCAGAAGAAATCTCAATATCTACAGCTATGTCTGATTTTAAATATATAGAAGAAACTCCATCTATATCTGCACCTCCATAATCTAACCTAATTAAACTATAATCTGAATTAGAACTTGAAGCACCTTTATTGAATACTATTTTATCTGCATTTTGCGTTCCATCAGGTGAAATTACATCATCAGAAGTTAAAACAGGTAAAACTCCTGTACCACCATTTAATTTAGACCATTGACTAAAATCCTCACTATAAGTTAAAAGATTAGTCCTCTGAGGCTCTGCTAATATATGTGGACAACCTCCTCCTGTGTAGTCTATACGAGGTACGTTATCTCTTATAACTTCTTTTACTGATACGTTGTCAATAGAACCTATAAAAGAATTAACCCCTTGAATATATAATGCAGTTTGTGATGCTGAAAATACACCTGTATAAATTCCATTTGCACTTTTAAGTCCTGAAATATCTACCCCACTTTGAGTAAATCTCACATCTCCTTGTGAATAATTTGAAACAGTAAATTCATATTTGTATGCTTTCCCTACTGTAAATACAGAATTTTGATATAAATTTATATAGTTGCCACTTGTATTTGCATTTGCAGTTCCACCACTTATAGTCCATCCTGTTCCTTTTGTCCAATTACTATCTGTAGCAAAATCTCCATTAGTAACTAATTCTGTATCTGAAACAACCTCAGCATAATTTACTAAACCATTCTCATCTACTCTTGTAGCAGCAGTTGCTCTTGTAACATCCATATCTGCTGATGTGTATTCTTTTACTGATATGTTGTCTATTACTACATCGGTTACTCCACTACTTCTTTTTATTTGCAAGTAAGAAACTGAAGAAGATGTATAAATCGTTTTTCTACCTAAAGTTGTGGTTTGAACGTCAGGAATGCCACCCCCCAAACCTAAAGTAGCTCCATTAGAAGAAATTACATCAAATTCAAGTTTGTAATTTTTACCTGTATCAAAAACATTATTTTGTGAAATATATTGAAAAGAACCATCTGTGCTTAGTATTCTTGCTTGGTTATTAACAACCTCACATTGTGCTGAAAATGTCCAATCTGTTTCCCCATTAGCAAAATCTCCATTAGTTACTTCTTCAGCACCCTCAACAGGTACAGGTACAACTGCATACAATTCTCCTGCCTTATATCCGTTAGGAGTTACTACTATACTAACATCATCTAATAAACTCATTCTATATTACTTAAATTAGTTAATTGTGCTTCTAAACAAGCCTTAGCCTCAAATACACCTCCATCAGCAATAACTCTAACCTTAAAGTCATTTACTTGCTTTTGTACAGGTGTTAATCCTCCTTTATTACTAGAAGGTAAAGACATTCCTAGTGCTAACTTCATTATATTACTTGGTCATAGTAACAAATAGCAATACCACTTGTTAAAGTAATAGCTGATACTGCAAGAAATAAAGTCGTTCCTGCTGCGATAGTCGTATGAAGCCTTGCAGCTGAGCTTCCTGTTCCTGTTTGAATATTAGCAGCAGTTATAGAAGCTATAACGCTTTCTGTAACAAAGTAAACTGCATAATAGTCTTTATCTGTCATTGCTGTTGTTGTAATAACATCACATCTATTTTTCCCTAGTTGCTCAGTTAATAATTGTTGTACGTTTTCTATTGCCATTTTTTTTTATTTTATTGTCCGTAATATATATAATTCGTTTCTGTTGGTGCTTCTCTTTGTGTGTATTGAACTTGCTGTGTTCCGTCTTTTTCTGATACGTTCATTTTGCCTTTAGTTACTAAACCCTGTACTACTCCTTTATCGTTAGCAGCAGGACTTAAAACATCATCTTCTGTTGCAGGTGCATTACCTAAAGATATTGTTACTGTTCCTATCCAACTAACTTCGTAAACTTCATACTTCCAATATCCTGAAGGTAAAAAGTTAATCTGACCTGCATATAAATTTGGAGTTAATTGATAAACAAATGCTGCTTCTGTAAATCTTTCTTTTATATTTTCAATAAAAGCGTAAGCATACTGAACTGACTTATCCATATCATTAGTAAACTTAAACAAATGTCTTATTTGAGTAGAAGCTACAGAAGTATCTATACGATTATCCTCAGTCTGCACATTTATCTCTAAGTTTGTTTCTGTTATTGCTTGTATCATAGTTAGTTTGTCTGTTATATAATAGAAATAAGTTATATTTATTTGCTTTAAAAAGAAAAAGGTGAGCCTAAGCCCACCCTAATCAAGAAATATATAAGAAAACTACTAAGATGTAACGATTGTTCCCATTGTAAATGCTGCATTGTCAAATGGGTCTGTAGTGTAATCTGCAACCATTGGAAACGGCTCATTTTCTAAACCGTCAAATGTAAGAGTATAACCTGAACGGTCTCCAAATGCAGCACCGCTATCTTCAGTACCTGCGTTAAGCTCCATTCCGTTAGTTACCCCTAATGCTACTATAACATTATTACCACTAGTCAAAGTTGCGTTTAACTCTGCAAATACTATTAATTTAGTTTGACCTAATAATTTAATTTGATTTTGGTCTTCTTTTGTAAGTCTGTTAAGAATTACTGTAATTGTAGGAGTATAAAAAATTGTTCCGTTTTCTCTACTTCCTGTAATTGTTTCTGAAAGACTTGCCACTCCTAGAGGAGTAGTGTATCTGTATAGGGTATTAGCACCCATTTCTATATCTGTTACTTCCCCTGAAGCTACTACAGGAAGTGGACTGAATTGGTCGTAAACTCCAAAATATACGTTTTTAATTCCTCCTGATATGCGATTGCAATCAAGCCCCCTACCTTTTGTTAGTGCTGTACAAGCCATTTTATTTTATTTTTTTAGGTTAAGGGTGGAAGGGTTTTACCCCCTCCATCCGTATTATTTATTTATTATGATTGGTGTACGATATCAGCTCCGATACCTAACTGAACACCTCCTGAGTAACGAGCAACTAATCTCATATTGTCAGAACCATCTAAAGCAGCCATATCCATCAAAGCAATTCTAGTTTGGTCGCTTAACAAGTCAGTACCAAAGAATAAGTTAGACTTCTCTGCTGCTACTAATTGGTCATTTGGCATACCGTTACAAACAGCGATTTTGTACCCTTCAAATACAGGCGCATAGTCTCCGTTCATATTGTAAGCGTTTACATATCCTAAAGTAGATACTGCTGATACATATATAGCATAAGTCTTTGGAGACATATAGATATGTAAGTCTTCTTTTCTCAATACAGCAGAAATATTAGCAGCCATATCAGAAGATAATTGCTGTAAGTTATCAATGATGTTTAATACTGTGTAAGCTCCTGTTGCAGTTGAAGTGTTTACTGTACCATCTACTGCAAATGCTCCTGTAGTAGCTGTTAAGAACCCTTCAAATTCTCCTCCTGTAGCTCCTGTTCCTGACCATATTGAACCTTCAACTCCGTTAGCGATAATTTCGCCCATATAAGAGATAACGTAGTCATCAAAACTTGCAGGTGGTGGTGCTCCTGCTCCTGCTCTCATTTGTAATGCTTCCCAACTGTCAAGTAAAGTAGCCTTGCAAAGGTCAAGGTTGATTTGTAAATTTTTAGGTTCAAGTACATTTTCAGTAAGTGCTAAAGTACCTGCTCCGTCAAAGTTGCAAGTAGCGTCTGCTACTAAAGATGAACCTGCCATTTTTTGAATGTTAGACTTGAACTTGATGTTTTCAATCATAGTTAAGTAGTCTAGTGAATTTGCTTGGTTTAAAGCTGCACTGATGTAAAATCCTGCCGCCTTTCCCGAATAGTTGCTTGTCGTAGTGAAAGCCATAATTGTTTTTTTTTATTTATTAATTATTATTTATTTAAATCGTGTAAGAACTTTTCTCTTTTAGATAGTTTGTTATATTCTTTTCTAGCCATTGGCTTTCTATCTGAACTGAACTTGTTTGTATCTAAAGGTGCTGAAGCAGGTTGTGAAGCCAACTCAGTCTTTAGTTTTTCATTTTCTTCTTTTAACTTAGTTAATTCATCTTCTGCTGAAAACTCAACTACTTCTGTAGTTTTAATAGACTTAGGAGTTGTTCCTCTTTCTTCAACTTCTTCAACTTCCTCAGCTAATTCCTCAACTTCTTCTTCAGTATCTTTTTCTTCTCCTTTTAAGTCTGCTATTGCGTCCTCTAGGTTTTTAATTCTTTTCTCCATACCTTCCCAATCAGCAACATCTGCTTCTTCAGCTAATTCTTCAGTAACTTCCATTTCTTCTTCTTCAACTACTTCTTCAGTTTCGCTTTCCATAACTTCAGCAACAATACCTTCTTCCTCAACTCTGAAAGATACTCCGTCTTCCATCTTGTAAATTCCTTCAGGTAATAAAATTGTAGTACCATCTTCAGTTAATACTGAAATGTCTACTCCTGCTTCTAATTCCTCAGCAGTTGAAACAAAGATTGTTCCATCTTCTGATTTTGATTGCCACTCTAAAGAGATTGTTTCTTCTTTGTCAAGTCCAAGTGCTACTAATATTTGCGTCTTTAAATCCATAGTTTAATTTTTAAGTTCTGTTATATAATAGAATAATTATTTATTTGTTTGATTTTTACAATAATGATATTAATTTCTTTAAGATTTTAGCAGCTTCTTTAGTTGCAGGTATTTTAACATCTAAGTCTTTTGCAGCTTTTTCTAATTTATCCGTTTTCTTTTCTAAATTAGCTCTTAATTTTGAAGCCTTACCTTTTGTTTTATCTAATCTTTTATTAAGGGTTTCTATTAAATCTTTACTATGTTTTAAAGCACCCTCTGTTCCTTTTAATTCTCTTTTTGCTGTAGATAAATTATCTTTTGCAGATTCAAAAGCTCTTGCAAGTTCTCTTTCTTTCTTGTCTGCTTTTTCTACTATAGCTTTTTCCTTAACTATAAGTTTACTTTCTTTAACAACATCTTTTTCTTTTTCTTTGATAAATTTCGCGTCTTTAGTTAAATCAGGGATTAAATCTTTAGCCTGTTGTATAAGTTTTTCTACATCATCAGTTAATCCTAATTCAATTCTTTTAGCTTTGCTCATTGTAGTAATTTTACCTTCTCTTACTAATTCGTTAAAAGCACTTAGTATTTGTTCTGTTGTTGGTTGTTTCTTGTTCATTTCTTCAAATTTATTAGTAAAGTAGCCTTCAATTGAAAGACCTTTTAATTCTCCTTCTTTGATTTTATTCCAAAGTTCGTCATTCTCTATCTTCATTTTAACAAACCAAGTGCCGTTAGGTAAGTCGTAACCGTATAACTTTGACTTGTCTTGGTCACCTTCCTTAATCCAACTTTCAACCGTTAGAACGCCTGAAACTCTGTCTTGGTGTTGGTATGTAGCTTTATGGTGATTGTTATGTTTCAAGTATAATTCGGAAGCCTTACGTACTGTGTCTTTTGAAAAGTAAACATAGTAGTCGCTGTCTGTATTAGGGTCGTGTCTGAATATTTGCTTATTAGGAATAAGTGCAGGACTAACCAACATTCTTTTCTCCTCATCTACTTTAGCGAAAGTTAAGTTGTTCTTTTCTTTTCCAAAGTAAACAAAGTCTTGTTCTATTGCAGGTGAAGTTACTAAACTGATAGCGTCAATAGCTAGTTCTTGACTATCGTCTGCAATAATTAATTCTACTATTTTAGTTTCTTTCATATTATATAATAGATATATAGTTAATATATTTGATTTTAGATTGTAGCTCTACGTCTTATGTTTGCTAATTGGTTTTGACTGTTTGTCATTTCATCTGTAACTACATAAGCTCTAGT